CTCACAGAGCCATACAGGGCCTCTGAGTTGACATGGGTCTTATTCCATGCGATAATATATGCATGGTGGAAATATATATTTCTGTCATATAAAAACTTAAATGCATTTAAAAATGCTGGAGGCTGATATGCACACTGAAGATCAAGCCGAGTTTAAGGCGTTGATTCAAGATGAGATGCCCGAGCTTGGCGCGTTGTGGTTCAAGTTTTATTCCAGAGAGCCAGATGATATGGCCGACGCGGGTGGTTTTGTTGCGCGGTTCACGCTGTCCGATTCGCTTGTTGATGATGGCACTGATACCGACATGGGGTGGGCAGACCTGAAGAAGCTAGGTCGGGTGGTGAGAGATCACTATGATTTAGGTGGGTGTGGTCACGCTCATGATTGTTGTGGTTGTATGTTCCTAGCGTCTGTAAATGTGGTGGAGCGATACAGTTCAGTGTACGTTGAGGTTAACTTTGGTCGTAACTATTGAGGAGTAAGTAATGGTACTAACGAAAGAACAACGCCGCGCACTGTTACGTGTGTGGCAACGTGGTGAATCAGACTTGAGTTACCTGCAGTTTAGGCGTAGTGTTGAGTCTGGTTTTTGTATGGATGGTGCAGTCATCGTGCCGTGGTGTGGGATGTGGCTCGCCATTGAGACTGATGGTTACACTCATAGTTGAGGAGGAGTAAGTGATGGATAAAGTAGAGGAGTCACTGGCATCTAGGATGGAACCAGTGTGGATGTATAGCGAGGACAAGCGACTGTCTGCGCTGATAACAGCGGAGCATCGCAAGCTATACCCTGACCATCCAAGAGGACTACCATACATGGTTCATTTATTTCTTGATGGTAAGTATTGTTGTGAGTTGTACTACGGTAGTGTTGAGAAAGCACACGATGCTATGCGGGACTACATTAGTAGGGAGATAATTGACAAGTAAGGAGTAAGTGATGGTTAGTGTATCCAAGATGAGTGGTAAGTTGGCGGGTATTCCTGCTATCAATACCAACACAGCTACCAATGCGTACTGTGTCAAGCAGTACGAGAGTGGTGGGAAAGATAATATTTGTACGATGTGCTACAGCCAGCGGATGCTGAGTACCTATCGTAAGAATTGTCAACCATCATTCCAGCGTAATAGTGACATACTCAGTAGTGATAGGGGTGTTGACATACCCAAGATCAACGCTGCATTCGTGCGGTTTCATGGTCACGGGGAGTTGATTAACGACACCCACTTCCTCAATCTGTGTGACATAGCAGAGAGTAATGGTCACTGTACGTTTGCACTGTGGACTAAGCGAGTTGACATAGTGCGTCCGAACAGGCATCATGTACCTGAGAATATGATTCTTGTTTACAGTAATCCAAAGATTGATCGCGTGATGCGTAAGCCACCTCGTGGTTTTCATCGTGTGTTCAACAACGTCACGACAAAGTATCGTGGTGACGCTAACTGCACAGGGCAGAAGTGTATCGACTGCCAGTTGTGCTACAAGTTCGACACGGCATCAGTCATTGTCGAACACGTTAAGTAGTCGCATCTAGCGACGCTGTAACTTAAATGCATTTAACTAAGGAGAAGTATCATGGGTTGGAGAAGTAGCGAAATAGAAGTAACGAGTGTCATTAATCTGGATGACTATGACGATGAGATCATGGATTACGTGGAGCCTGACAACATCATCGACGCTATGGAGTTGATGGATAGGTGGGGATACAGTGATGGCGACATCATTGAGCATATGCTTGAGGAGCCTGATGCATTCTTGGAGAAGGTGGCGAACGTGTTGACAGTGGAGACTGCACTGGCACTGGTCAAGGATGTGTACGAGTATGGTCAGAGTATTCAGGTGCGTAACCTGACTGCCAAGGAGAACCGGATCAACGAGCTTAAGCAGAGAGTTGACGATCTGCTGGCACTCAAGACAAAGGAGGAGACTACTGATGAGTCCTGATTTACTAACAGAACTACGTAACTTCAGGCAGGACTTGCGTAATCTAAAGGCTGACAACCTGAGAGAGATGCGTAGGTACAAGCGTGAGGGGTTTGGTCACGGTATGCCTGACTTCATGTACGGCATGGCCTTGGGTAAGACAGCGGCCCTGTCACACATTGAGCTAATGATAAGTATCTTGGAGTTGAGAGATGAAGCGAAGGACGTTTGATACGGAGCTTGACTGTCCGTGGATGACCATTGATGTGCGTGTCACCTATCAGTTGTACGAGGAGATGGGTCTGGTTGAGCTTGAGTCTGTGGAGGTAGACGGGTTAGGCTTGTTGCGTTCAACCAAGAAGGTGAACATGACTGAGTGGTTTAACTACGATTACATTATGGATCTTATTCAAGATGATATGGAGGAGAGAGCATGATTGTTGTGTTTGATAACAAGTACCCAGAGTATGCAGCACCGTGTGAACGGCCTGTGATTCAGAAGCTGGTGGACCTGTGCCTGTGGGACAGTGGTAAGGTATCCATCTGGGACGGAGAGGAACTGTCTGTGCATGGGTGTAGTGACAAGCTACACATCCTGAAGAACCTAGCGCAGACTGAGATGGATCAGCTAGAAGCCTACGACAAGGACGGTGGTATGCGTGGGTGGTTCTCGTTGATCTACAACAACGGGTCAGAGCAGGAGCCTATGGTTGTGATCTCTGACTACAGCGTTAACGATTGGACAGAGAATGTGTACCGTAAACTAGACGAAGCCTTTGGAGGGTATGAGCTATGAGTTATTACATTAGAGCGTTGAATGAAGAGAAGACTGCGCGTAACACAGGAGGTATTGTTATCTACCGTGTGGTCAAGAGACTGCGTGACTTCAAGCCAGATGACGGTGTGAAGTACGTGGTGTACCGTAACAAGAAAGCTATGGAAGGCTTTGGCTTTCACCCTGTGTATCTTGGTGTTAATGGTAAGTTGAAGAAGCTTACTGAGCAGTTGATGAGGTTGTTTTAATGAGAGATGGAATGACACACGCACAGATAGCTGAGGTGTTGGGCATCTCGCGTGAATCAGTACGCAACATCGAACGCAGGGCGCTGTGGAAACTCAAGCGGTCAGGTCAACTGGACAAGTTCTTGTGCCTGCTCGACATGAAAGTGGAGGAGTACTACGGTGAGAAAGGACGGAGAGTTAAACAGTGTGAATAGTACATTAGCTTTTTCTTTTGGAATGTGTTATACTCTCTATATAGATAACTAAGTATTACTATTATTACTAATACTATTACTAATACATAGGAACTACATAGTATGAAGATTGATAGCGATAGATCACGGGTGTGGTGGCGACGATTCGATCCTGATGATTTGATTGAAGCCGAAGAGTTGATTGATTTTGTTATGTACCACAAGGTTCAAGCGTCTTCTGAATACACAACCGATCAGAAGAATGATATCCTTGTTGGATGGGAACGAGTGCAGAAAGCACTATGGGGAGATGAGCATTCATGACTAAAGATGAAATGATTGAAGAGTTGATTGAGTACGAGTTGCAGAATGTTCCTGCCATAGAGTTGATACGGATGTACATCCAGTTGACTCGTGCTATGATGAGCGAGGAGTTGAGTCACGATGAGATACTCAACAAGTACACAGAACTATTCGGAGATGGGGAGGCACTACACTGATGGCATTTGTCAAGCTGCACCAGCAATGTGATGACTGTGGTTCCAGTGATGCGTTGTCCTATAACGAGGATGGATCTAGCTATTGCTTTGCTTGTGCTAAGTTCACCCCGTCAGAGGACACAGGAGGCTCTGTGAGCGACATAAAGGAGAGGGTAGTACCCGGACAAGGGTTCAACAAAGCGGCCTTTACAGAGCCATACAAGGGCTATCAGGACAGGGCGTTGACTGCTACTACGATGGCGGCTTACTCCGCACAGCAACAGGCGGGTAACATTCTGTTTGGATACCACACACCACAGGGTGAGCTAGTCGCAGTGAAGACTAGGTATCCTGATAAACAATTCAAGATCGGTGGGGATTGGAAGAAGGCTGGACTGTATGGTCAGCATCTGTTCCCCAGCGGTGGTCAATACATAACCGTAGTGGAAGGAGAGTTCGATGCCTTGGCAGCCTATCAAATGTTTGGTGGCAAGTATCCTGTTGTGTCTATTCGTAATGGCGCCCAAGGTGCTGCTGCTGATTGCCGCAGAGCCTACGACTTTCTGGATCAGTACGATAATATTATCTTTTGTTTTGACAACGATGATGCTGGCAGGGCTGCTGCTCTAGAGTGTGCTGATATCTTTGGTGGCAAGGCTCGCATCTTCCACCACAGTGAACACAAGGATGCGTGTGACTACCTACTGAACGCAGACAAGGATGACTTTGTTAAGCGGTGGTGGGCGGCGAAGACATACACACCTGATGGCATGGTGATGCTGGGTTCTCTGCGCGAGTCGCTGAAGAAACCATTGGAGGAGGCAGAGGTACGTTACCCATACAAGGGACTAGACGACATGACGTTTGGTGTACGTCCGACTGAGCTTGTCACTATCTGTGCTGGCTCTGGTCTGGGTAAGTCTACGTTCATGCGTGAGCTAGTGTTCTCAATCCTTGGACAGACTAACGACAGGGTGGGACTAGCGTTTCTTGAGGAGACACCTGACCGTACTGCTCGTGGTCTAGTGGGACTACAGATCAACAAACCTATCCACCTTCCGGGCTGTGACTACTCAGCCAGTGAGGTAGACCAAGTGTTCGACAGCCTCAACCTTGATGACCGTGTTGTGCTGTGGGATACCTTTGGCTCCAACAAGATAGAGAACGTGTTGGCTAGGTTCAGGTATCAGATCAAGGTGCTGGGTGTGCAGTACATTGTGCTGGATCACATCTCAATACTGGTGTCGGATCAGGACAACGGTGACGAACGCAAGGCTATCGATGAGATCATGACCAAGCTACGTATGTTCTGTCAGGAGATGCGTGTGTGTATGTTTGTTGTGTCACACCTGAAGCGGCCTGATGGTAAGGGACATGAGGACGGTGCATACACCAGCCTTGGACAGCTAC